TTTTTTTCCATGCATTAAGGAAAACTAGAATGCAATGAAGCTTTAGTCGGAAAACTAAAGATTTATAATTATTTTGGGAACTCGCCTACACGAGGAAAACCCAATCGTATTGTCACCACAACAAACAACCTTGCCAACAACAACACGCAAAACAGGATGTTGAATCCATGATCAATGAAACCAAGCAATCAATCAATAAACACTGACCTGAGACACCGGTTCCCAACAAGAACGAAAATTTGCAAATGATTCCGACAACGTCGCCAACGCCGACGGCAAACGAGCCGCCTGCTCACGCGCCACCGTATAACGTTCAGACACACTACGGGCCAAACCCGCAGTATTAATCCTACGCCTATACGGCAACATAGTTTCACTGAAGCTACGGAACCTGTCCTCCCACTGCGGATCAATTGCTGACACATGCATAGATAACTTCTCGATCCGCTTAATGGGATCAGGCACCAATGCAACATTCTCATTATCATCATCGATCATAAAGAAAGTAGACGCGAAATATGGACTATCAGTAACATAACTCTTAGCCGACAAGTTAAATATTTCAGCCAATACCTGCACAGAAGCATCCTTCACACCAACAGTCGACGCACACATAAGAGAATCATCCCCCATGAACACAGCCCAAACTATCTCACTCGAAGCATAAGCATAAGTCACACTGACCACGTTCAGTATAACATTACCGAAAGCAGTTGTAGCATCTCCAGACTTACGCTGATACATCACGTGCAACGACAGCCCAGTAGATACAGATCTTAAAGAACAATCAACATGTCCCTTCAACCACTTAACCAACATTTCCTCATTCATACCAAGTTGCCTAAAGATGTACTCCTCCAACTTAAACGCAAAAGCGCCCTGCGACTTATCGTATTTTGAAAAATCATTCTCAAGATACTTCATTGCTCGCGCATACGGATGAACAGCCGACACAAAATCCCTGATATCAGACAAATCCTTATTCAAATTCACATGATAATTCGGTTTCAACAACGACAAAAACCTATTAACAAGAACTCGAAACAATGCACTATACAGAGAAGACAAAACCTTCTCATGATAGACGATGACTTGAGGCTCAGTCCGCGAAGTCAGAGGTTTGGTACTCAATGTTGGTTTAACATCGGACTTCAACATTACCAAATACTGCCCGACATCCATC